AAAATATCTCCACCATCTTTTGTTGTAAAAATGAATCAAGTTCTTTACCATCAGCAATTTTTAACCATTTCTGGTATTGCTTTAAAGTAACTTCATTAAGTGTTTCTGGTATATTAATAGTTAACTTCATTTATATATAAACGTTTTAATTGTTGAATCGTTATATACGAATGTAGTAAAATTTTTATAATTATCTTTTTTTGATATGTCTGATATAGATGGTTCTTAAAATGTAATTGTGTAGTGGTGTGTATTTTTCTTTTCTTCTTTTATCTTATCTTATCTTATCTATATGCTTAGCGAAATTGTAGCGAACGCTTAATTATAGATATAAAAAAAGTAGGTAACGCTCTTTTGCCGACTACCTACTTACACATTACAAAATTTAATGTCATAAATTTTGCTGTAACAAATATATTAATAAAAATGATACTCGCCTTGATTTGGATTCTGTAATTGATAACTTACTGCATATCTTAACGCATCAATAGCGTGATTCCAATTATCGGAAGGTGTTTGTGATTTTTTTTCTAACCAACAATAATTATTTAGTTCTTTAATTAAATCTGTACTATCTTCAGTTATTACTAAATCATAATCTTGCAATAAACTAATCCCATAAGTAACACTGCCTTGTCCTTTAATAGCTGGCACAACTGTGCAAGTTCTACTTAATTCTGTTATTAATCTTGGTTCTGCTGAATCTCCTACTATTAAATTATTTTGTGCAAATTCTTTATTTAACAGAGAAAGTACGCTTGTAGTTAGCTGTGTTTTATAAAAACATAATTGAACATATATTATTTTATTCTCTTTGTCTATGCTTGTTTTAACGAGCGTTGAAGGATCGTTGCTAAAACCATAATCCTGACCAAATACAACTTTGCCTACTTCTTTAAATTCTCCTAAACTCCAGTTACTAAATATAACCCCTTCTGCTTTTTCTAACCAAGCACCTTCAATAGTATGTTTATATCTTTGAGGTCTGCGTTCTTTCATTTCCTTAATCCTATTAATATAACTTTCTGAAAGATGTTCTATATTATCCAAGTAAGTAGAATGACAGTAACTTGTTTCTCCTTTTATTCCAGAGTAACCAGCTTGCACTCCAGCGTTCTCATAAAACCTTTGATAAATCCAATGCTCTTTTGTTGAGGGATTCATTACCATTACAACCCTGTTCTTTGCTCCTTTCTGTCTTACTGAAAAATCTATTTTATCAAATACATCTTCATCAACCATTTCTTCAGCTTCATCTATTATCCAAGTTGTTATTCCTTGTAATGATTTAAGGTTAGCTGTTTGATCTCCTGAACTTGTTTTAATACCTCTAAATAAAATCTTGCTACCAGTTTCAAGATTAGTTATCTCATTATTCGTTATATGAAATAAATGTTCCCATTCCATTAATTCAATCTTTTCCTTAAACTCTGGTATTATAGAAATAGATGCTGACCTTAAAGTGTACCTTGTAAATAATATTTTATGCTGGCATTTATTATCAAAAGAAAGTACAAGAGTATTTAAAGCAACTGCAAATGATTTCCCAGAACCACGACCACCAGTTAATAAATAGTATCTTGTATTATTAGGAAATATATTAAATTTAGGATTTAGCATTGTTGCTTAACTTCTTCATCATTTCGTCAAAGTCAAAACCAGCATTGTTTGTATTAATATCAACAGTATCTTTTGCTGTTCCATAACCTGAATCTAATAACGCTTTATAAGCTGCAACATCACCTTCCATTGCTTTACGTATTAAAGCTAATGTGATAATGTCTTCTTGTGTTAAAATTTCATCTTCTCCAGTTAAAGGATTCTTCCCTTTTCTTGTAGCTTCTAACCATCTTCTTGCAATTGTGCTTCTATTCTTTGAACCTTTTGGTCTGCCTTTAGGGTTTCCGCTTTGACCTTTTTTAAATTCGTATTTTTTTATGTTTTGTTCGTTTGTCATTTTTTTTTATATTTGTTTTAAATGCGCAGTTGGTGTAATTGGTAGCACATTATACTTCCAGTATAAAGGTAAAGTTCGATTCTATTGCTGCGCTCTATTTCTTTCACTTAAACTTATTTTTTCGCCTTTGTACATTCCTGCTCCTTGTTTATCTATTTCGCTAAATGGGAGTATCTCTTTGGTTATAGTCATACTTTTATCTATTAAATAAATGTATTTTAATTGTTTACCTTTAAAAGCTTTCCAATTTCTAAACTCACTACTTATTTTTTTATGATGTGCCTGTATAACGTGCATAGCTTCTCCAGTTTTGGGATTTATTCTTAATGCAGTATTGTCAACAATGCCTACTAATTTAAAACCACTCGCTCTATAAATAGTTCCATCTCCACATTGTGTACCATCTGCAAAGCTTATTATCCATTTAATTTGTGGCGCATTCTTTTTAATAAGTTTAATGCTAATTGCAATACATCTGCTTTCTGAATATTTAGGCAAATAGTCATCAAAAGCCATTCTGTTTAGTTCTATAAATTCATTCCAACCTGTACCCTTTACTAAATTAATAGTTCCTTTTTTATTTATACTCGGTCCGTATTGCATAACTCCGTGAAGTTTATTATCTAAAAAGCAGCCAAAATGCAATGTACTATTTGGCACAACCTTACCAGAGTAGTGATGCTTTTTTACAAATTCATTAGCTATCTTACTTGGTATTACCTTAACTATTATTTCCTTTGCTCTGCCCATTGCATAATTATTAAATATAAAGCATTTCCATTCGTGTTTTCGTTGCCTAAAGTTTCACAGTATTTATATTCTTCTGTTTGCTTTATATCTGTAATTGCGTTTTTAATTTGTTCAGCTTGTTCATCTGCTAATGTAAAAGTCATTTGTTGAAACGGCTCTTTATCCCCATCTGCTAAACTAAAGTCAGTTCCGAACTCATCACTATCCTCTATAAAAACAGGCAAATCTAAACCCCATTCTTTTAACTCGTCAGTTTCCCATTCATTTGCAATCATATCCCAGTCCCATTCACCAAAGCCAACATTGTCTTTAACTATAAATTCGCGCTGTTGTTCCGCTGTTAATTCGCTTGCTTGTATTATTGAAACTTCTTTTAAACCAGCTTCTTGACAAGCTTTTAAACGCATATTACCGCCCAGCACAATCATATCTTCATTAACAACAATTGGTCTTATTTCCAGCATTTCTGGAAACTCTTTTATTGATCTTACTAACTTATGAAATTTATTATCTTTTATCAGTCGTGGATTCTCTGGGTTTCTTTTTACTTGAGATATTTTTACTTTCTGTGTTTTCATCTTTAAAAAATTTTAATAGTTTTCTTTCAATTGCTTTTATTTTCTCTGTCATATTCATATTCGTTATATAATCTTTTCATTGTATCAACTAAACCTTTTACACAAGAGCCGCAGCTTGATGTTTCTCTATTTGTTTTAAATACTCTATTGTGAATCTTTAATAGTTCTTTTTGTTCTATGTTGTTAACTATGTTTTTATTAATATGAAAGAATCCTTTTAAATATATGTATTCATTTTCAGTTAAGCATTCAGGGTTTTTATAAGGAAACATTTTATTGAGCTTTTCCTTTCTTGCTTCGCATCCGCAATCTTTTCCAAGTTTATCAAATATCCAATCAGTAGCTTGTTTTATGCCTGTGGCTTTTGTAACCTTTTCTATGCTATCTCCTAAACCTTTACTTTTCATTTTTAATATATGCTATTTTTAACAATACTAAGTAACCAATTAAATCGCTTAGTGTATCTTCTGTTTTATCGTTTAAACCTTTGTTTTTAATTCTTGCTAATTTATCATCTATTCTAACTTTTATTGCTTCAATAGAATTTAACTTGCTAAATACGTTTGATGGATTGTTTGCAGTATCTCCGTAAGCTGCATTCTTTTCTAATAATAAATCAATAACATCATTACCTATTTTTTTAATTAAGTATTCAGTTTTCATCAATTTTTTTTTTAATTTGTTTAATACAATTGTTTATAGTTCTCCATACTACAACGTGAGATATATTAGTTGCTGCAGATAGTTTTCTTATGCTATGGAATTTCTTTCTATATAAATTAAATAACTTTCTATCAAACCAATAAAATTCGTTTACTATATCATCTACTACTTTTTCTATGTCTACATACTTTGTATTATCTGCTTCTATAATGTTTTTAAGGTCTTTATCTATTAGTAAATCTTTATCAACTCTTATAGTATCAATAAATATATTGTGCATCATCTTATATATAAACGCTTTATTTAAAGAATCGTTATACAGAATATCATTAATTTTTACTTTACCATTATTTATTTTAGTATGTAAAGCAATATAAAAGTCGTGTAATAAATCTTTTGCTGGGATTTTACTGTTGCTGCTTATTTCTTCAGCCATACTTAACCAAACTCTTTCATCTCTTACTAAGATTTGTAGTATGTTATCTACTTCGGAATTCATCTAATTCTAATAAAATATTTACAAAGTCATCATACTTTAAAGCAATATAATCATCTTCAAAATTTTTAGTAAATACAACGACAGGTGTTTTTAAAGTTCCTCTTGCATCTCCTTTACTTTGTTCTAGTGCCTTCCAGATGTTTAGTTTCTCTTGGTTCTTACATTCCCAACTATATTCAGATAGTATGCCGCTTGTTGTTAGAATGTCTCCTTTTATACTTAGGCCGCCACTGTTTGGTGTTCTTCTTATATTGGTATCAAATTTCTTAGCAAGATCTTTAGCAATTTTTAGCTCAAATCTTTTACCTTTTTGATTTGCGTTTAAACTCATATTTTTTGAAAATGTTTTCTAATCACTTTGCCTAGTTCAGCATCGTTAGGATATAGCCGACACAAGAAATTAATGCCATACTCAGTAGGAGTATTAGCACTAATATAATGCGAGTCCTTTGTTTGTCTATATTCATTTAATGTTCTTTTTTTACTCATTGTAAAGTAAATATATTATAAAAGCTCCAGTTGCAAAGCTTAATAAATGTGTGATTATAATAACTAATAATACTGTATTCATAATATTTTTTTAACCTTATTTTTTAATATTGCAGTTTCTTTATAAGCATTAATATTTTGTAATTTTATTGAAATTAATTCACTTTTCAAAGTTTCTAAGTAATTTTCTTGCTTTAACATAACGTTTAAAGCTAAATACAAGCTGTTTAAAGAGCTTTCTGCTTCTTCTGGTATATTTCCCTTTTTGTATTTATTTTCAATCTTTAGAATTAAAATTTCTAATTGATTCTTTGCGTGTATAAAATCTATATCATTCATTGTTTTAAATCTTCTGAGTATAAAAATAAATCACCCATTTTTTTATCTAATGTTTTTATTGTTCTATATATATCTATGCTTTTTCTTTTAACTTCATCTTTTTCTGCTTTAGTAGAATCTGTTCCAAGATGCGCATATAAACTACAATCTATTTCAAGTAATTTTTCTATTTTTTGTTTATCAGTCCAAGTTTTAAACTCCATAAACTTTTGTATGTCTTTATATTTATATCTCATTTTTTTATTTAAATATTATTTTTCCATTATGGTTAATAATTCTTCCTTCTTTTTCATTATCTTGATGTTCCCATCTTCTTTCAAATGGACTTATATATTTGCCATTATCTTTTAACCGTATTCTATTTTGGTTTTGATATTCAATAGCTTGTTCATACATACGTCGATTATTAATATATATATAATATTTAAAGCAATCATCAACAAGTAAAAGTTTTTCATAATAATTTATATCTTCTTTTAATTCTTGAATTGTTTTTTTCATTTCTCTATATTGTTTGATTTTTTTTATCATAATTTTTATTTTAGTACATTATTACCACCAATTGTAAATCCTAAACCGCTATTGTAGTCAAACCTCAATGGCTTGCCTAAAGCTGTAGGACTTCCGCCTGTTTCTTTGTCCTTTATTTTATAAACGTGAACTTCTGTTTGCATCCAAAGAGCTTCGTTATAAATCAATCTATGTAAGCAAATAAAATTGTCTACACGATTCGGAAACACTTGACCACCTTCGCAATCTGCTTTTCGTGGTGGTTGTATATTTCCGCTTAAAGGATTGTCTGGAGGATAAACTCTTCTTGCTGCTTCTGTTTGTGGATGTATAGAAATAAATATTGATTTCTTAGTTATATTGCAAAACTCTCTAACATCATTACAAATTTGGTAATTTCTATCAAACTGCGATACTTTCCTATTATGATTTAATCCAGTAAAAGGATCTATAAAACCGCCATCACATTCCGTTTCTTTAAATATCTTTAATAATTGTTTATGATCATATAACTTTCTATTATCTATAAAAATAAAATACTTATTTATAATATTATTATATTTTTCTATTTGGCTTCTTTTTAATTCTTTAAGATTTTCACCAGCCCAAAACTGTATAATATCTCTTTTAATTTGCCCAGCTTTATTTTCTCCAGACCAAATGCACCACTTCTTACCGTGTAATTTGCTTAATGCAGTTAAATACCAAATAATCCAAGCTGTCTTGCCAACATTATCAAGCCCTAAAAGCATATTAAAATCACCTTGTTTGTAAACAAAATTATCATCTAATAAACATCCAATCCCTAAACCCTTTTTTATTTTACCATCTTTATAGTCAAATAAATATTTTAATGAATCTTCATTACTACTTAGCATTTTTAAAGTTTTTTAATGTTTCTAAAACTTCTGGCTGTAGATCTAAATAAGGATCATTATTTTCTTTTATTATCTTTTCTTTTCTTTTCTTTATGCTAAGCGAATCTTTAGCAAACGCTTTACTAAGACCGCCTTTCCTTCCGTTAGCTGCATTTATTTTAGATCTCTTTAAATTATCTTTGTACATATCGTCTAACCATTCAATTACAATTTTACCTTCTAAAACTTTAATTAAGTTTGTTTTTAGTAATGTATTATAATATTCTGGAACGATAGATTTAAAATGATCTCTTGGTAAGTCGCAACCTTTAGACCAATAATAGCAGCAGACCTTCATGTATGCTCCTTGAACGTCTAACTTTTGGAACGCAATAGTTCCTGTTAGCCATTGATTAACATTAAATTTTATGTATGGGAATTCTTTCATAATATGATTTGATTAAAGTTTAATAGTTTGTTTGTTTCTAAAACGTAACTATCTACTGTTAAATAGTTTACATTTTTTTTAAATATAAAATTATTTTTATTAAATAACATTTGATTAGTTGCAAAACCCTGAAAAATAAATTTTCCTTTATTATCCATATAAAATTTTGCAAATAAATCTATGTTTGATTTTGAATAGCTTGGTGTCATTAAATACTTATAATTCTGGCTTGTCTTAACATCTACTGTATAACCTTTAAGTATTGCATCACCATTATCTGTTTCTTTAATTTTAGATGTATTATTAATTGTAAAATCTGGAAATAAATTAAAACCTTTACAAAATAAAAATTCACCAGCAAAACCAAGTTTGTTGTTTCTAATGCCTTTTTTATTGTTTGCCTGACCTTTACCATTTAAATTAGATTTTTCTTTATTTAATTGCCTTTGTTCAGCAATAAGATTAATAATATCTTTTTCAATATTAGATAAAATAAAACAATCATTAACTTTCATAATATGCTTTGTTTTTAGATTTGTATTTATAATATGCTTTTATCTCTTTTAAATTTAAAGATTCCCAAGTATATAATTTATCCATAATATAAAAGGGAGCTTTATTAGCCCCCTTGTTTTTATTATTGCCTATCTTGTAATTGTATTTTTTTTTAGATAAATAATATTTTTTTATATTATATCTTTTTTCTATTTCTCTTACAGTCATACCTTCATTTATTAAATCTTGTATAACTTGTAAATTTAAATCCAATCTGCGATAAGTTTTTAATTGCTTCATAAAACTTAAAAGGGTAAATCTGATTTAACAGTTTCTGTTTCTTCTGCCTTTTTTTCTTCTGGCTTGTATGTGTCAACACTCAAAGAAACATCCTTTTCGTATTGGTCTGGCTGGTCTTTAAGATTTACATTTAACTTTAAATACGTTTTACCTTCATATTCAAAAAAGTGTTCTTTAGCTTTATCCAAATGAACTGTTACTTTTAACCAGTCAGCTCCCATTTTTTTACCGCCTCCACAATATATTGTTTTTTGTTTTTCCATTGTTATTTGTTTTTGTTTGTAATCTGACATCCAATGCCATTCTTTTTTAATCATTAAAATTTATATGTTATTCCTATTGCTACAAAAAAACTTCCTGTAGCTATTGCAAATGTATTAGGGTTTAAATTTAACTTTTGTTTATGCCATAACATATTAGTAGCACCAACAGTCATTAAAGATAAACCACCTATTATTGCAAACTTTTTCATAATTTAATTGTTTTTAAATATTCTCTGCAAGCTTTAACTCTATCAATAATATTTTCAATTACTTCTTCATCATAGCTTATTTCAAATATTTTTATTCTGTATTTATCATCTAAATTATTATATGTATAATCCTTTTTAAATTCTTCATAAATAGATATATCATTTGAATAATTAGGAGATCTATAAAATTCTTTTTCAATTAAATCTTCTGGTGTATCCATTAATGTATAAATCAATTTAGCTTTCTTTAATCCAGATAAATGCATATATCCCTGTGCTTGATAGTAATACCCTTTAGTTGGTATCTCTGTTTCTAATAAAGGAAACGTAAAACAATTCCAACTGTTTTTAACTTCTAATATTTCATCTTTAGTTATAACATCTGGAGTGCCAGTCATAAAATCATTTTCAAAAGATTTATAGTTTTTTCTTAGTTTTTTATGTTCTAATTGTTTACCTATAAATTCAATTGATTCATCTTCTACGCTGTTTCCTTTAAACATATACTTGCTTGAAACTTCTTCTTTACGACCATATATTTGTTCGGTATACCATTTCTTACAATATGTTTCAGCTCCGACAGAAACTAACCTGTCTTTTTTAGGTTTAGTCATAATGCTATTAATAGCAGAACATCTTATTTTAAAATCAATCATTATCTTAAATATTCAATAACCATTCCTAATACTAATCCTAACAATATAGACACTAAACATAATGTCAATATTTCTATTGAGTTTGTTTCTATCATTGTTTTTTAAAGTTATCAGATTCAGAATTTGAATAAATACCATATTCGTAAGCATTTATTAATTTTAAAACGAGTCGATCCTTAAGCCGCTTTTCGGCCATTGCAAATGGGTATGGAGCTTTGCAGTTTTTTGGCGATGCTTCACCAGTTGACCAAATGATTTTGTTACCACGTTTTGCATCTCCTACTATTGCAACATCTGTATTACTATCTCTGTATATTGTTGGCGCACCGAATTGTATATTTTCTTGAGCTGCTATCTTTTCGCAAGCATCGTGTGTAATAATCCAGATACTTTTATTACCTCTTTTTAATTCCCAAAAGTCATCTTTTGATAATTTATATTTTTCTGCTAATTGTTTAATTTTCATAATTATTGTGTTTTAATTGTTGTGTATTTATTATTGATTGTTTAATTGTTTCAATCCTACTTGGATTGTATTGTATGTTTATTTCTTTTAATTGTTTAGAAATATTATTTAATTCTACTAAATAACCTTCCATTCTTGATTCGTGAATTTCTAAATCGTTATTAGTTAAGTTCCAACCAGTTGTAACTGTTCTTTGCCATTTAGTTTTAAATATTAAATTTCTTAATCTATCTTGTAAATAATTATTTGTTTCGTATGCCCACCATTCTTTTATGTTTTCATTATGATGATGTTCATTGTGTGGATGTGGGTAATTTATCATTTTTTATTATATTCTTTTATTAAATTTATTAATACTTGAGAATAAGATTTAAAACCATTCTCTTTGCATTTTGCTTGAAATTTATGTAGCTCTTCTAATTCTTCAGCTGGCACATAAAAAGTTTTATTTGTATAACTCATAATTTATTTTTTTGTTAAATTAATAATTTCTTTTTTAATTCTTTGTTCTTTCTTTTTGTGTTCTTCTATGCAATAAGATAACATATGTGGTAAGTCATTATATAATGTTTCTAAATTCCAAACAATTGTTCCTTGATCACATTCAATATATAGTTCACCATTATCTTGCCATAAAGTATGTGTTTCGTGAACATATATGTGTTTTTTTTCTTCCATAATTAAAATTGTAATATTATAAATGCACCTAATTCTAATTCAATAACTTGTGTCATATATTGTATTGCTTCAACATCTGGATAATCGTCTTTGTCATATTCATCCCAGAACTCTTCAATGCTATCATATTCAGCCCACTCGCAACAAATTGCTATTGGGTCAAACTCTGTTTCTGTTTCTGTTGAATCATCAAGTTCTTCAAAGTAATCAAATAAACATTGTAAGCCGTGATAACTAAAATGATTAGGTCTGATTTTATTAAATTTATTTATAAATTCTGATTGTGTTAATGTGATTTTCATAATATAATTTTTAAGTTTGTTAGAACAAATATAATATAATATATTATAAATAAAAAACTTTTAAGATCTTTTTTTTTAAAAAAATTATTCTACTCCTTAAAATAAATGTGTAATTCTGGCTACTTGACCGTTGTTTTTAGAGAAAATAAACCCTTCAATTGCTTGATTGTTAGATGAAGTATAACCCATTTTATGATGCCAAGAATCCGCTGGTGATGGACTTCTTAAACTTTCTAAACTGCAACCGATTAAATCTTTACTTACTTTGTGGTGAACGTGATGCGCGAACATATATCTGTATTTAGTTTCACTCCATTCTTTACATTCATCAGCCATTAATAAAGGTAATAAATCCCACTTAGCACCATCTCCGTGAGTGCTACCAATTAAATTATTATAATAACTATAATACTTTCTATGCTGTAAACTAATATCAAAAGTTATATTCTTGCTATTTCTAAAATATGTAGCAATAGTGTCTGCCAAGCAAAAGCCAGTTAAATAATCGTGGTTACTACTATTATAAACAACGTGTAAATCAGGATAAAAACTAACTAATGTTTCAATAATATTTATATATAAACGTTTTCCGATATGAAAATGCTCAAAGAACATTCCGTCAACATCTTGAACAGTCCCTTTTGTAGTTTTTCCACCACTTGAACTATCTATATGGAGAACATCATTTCCAATAACAAGAACTAATTTATCTATATTAAAACCATTACTTTTTTGTAATATACCATCAACAGCTTCTAATGTTCTTTGTACTGCAATTTGTTTATTATATTCTTCACCACTAACAAAAGATTTGCATAATTTACCAATATGAATATCAGCTGGTGATATTAACAAGCAATGACCATCGTTTACTTTAGGTTTAACAACCTTTTCAAAGTTTGGTGAATATTCTTTTAAGTCGTTTAATAATTGTTGCTTAAACTCTTTTAAATCGTTTTTCTTAAAATTTGGGTTTTTAAAATATAAACTAGCTTTTTTGTTTTTTATCCAGCCGCTATGAATGTCATTAGGGTTTAAACCTTCTGCTTTTGCTTCCTGCTTTAATCTGCGATAATCATTAATAATTTGCGCTTCATCAGTGTTTAATCTATAACGCGGATTACCTTTGTCCTTCCACCTTTTGTTGTGTGATTTCATTTAACAGTTTTTGCTAAATATAATAAAAAAAAATTATTTGTTATTTTTTAGAGCTTGTGCCATAGTAAAAAGCAAATATATTACCAATTACCACGCCTTCTACCATACCCATCAAATGAATAAAAAGTTCATTATCTAGTACTGTCGGAATATACACAACAGAATAAACAATAAAAACAAAACAAGTCAAACCAATAATTCCTGTAATGTTCATCATAAAATCATTACCACCAGCTTTAGTAATTTCAACTTCACGCTTTCTTGCAGAATCTCTATCCCTA